AATGCAGTAACAGTATTAAAAATTTGTGAAGATGGTGTTGCTGAAGTTGTTTTTATGGATTACCAAAAAGCCACCCATCCAGTAAAAGAACAAGACGAATCATTTGATAGAACTGCTAGTCACATGGCTGGGGAATATGTTTCTTATAAAAAAGAACTAACTGATGAGGAAATACTAGAAATAGCAAGCCCAATGTTTGAAGATGCAAGATACCCTAGCACAGCATTAGAATTTGCAAGAACCATTTTAAAGAAAGCGAGAGAGAAATGAGTGAAACAGACTCGTGGGTCTACCCCAATTATTTTGAGGCTATTGCAATAGACCGTGTTAATCCACTTTATATACAATCAAAAAAAGACCGAGAACGTGACATATACGCAACAGGCTATTGGAATGGTATTGCTGAATGTAAAAAACAATACGAACTTTATGGCGCAGTCTGGTATGACGAGCATGGATACCAATTTACTGCAACAGTTGGTGAAAAAGTGTTGAACGATGACAGGTGGATAAAACTGTATAGAAAGGTTTAGGAATGTTAATTGGATTTGTAAAAGAAAAACAAGAAGAAGCTTATGACGATTGGGTCAAACTCTTAAAATCTGCAAATGCTGAAGAAGAATTCTTAACTAACCCTAAGTCTGTATGGCTAGAGGCATGGACACAGGCTACCATGATTGCATGGTCAATCGTTGATGATAATGTGCCACCTGAACATAGAAAAAACGTTCATATGCAAATGAAAGCGAGATTACTAAAGTGAGATTTAGAGAGCTAAAGAAACCACGAAATAAGTCTCATCAAGAAGCTAGTCGACGTAATGCACGATATATGCGAGGCATCTTTACTCGTTGGGCAACGTTTAAAATCACAATGAAATACGGAAGAAGAAAGCCTTTTCGCTGGTGGCAAAAAAGATTTGAAAAAATGTTTACTAATAAGTAAACATATGGTATAATGTTTCTAACACTTAATACTAAACACTTAATTAAAGGCTTATATGAATATTTTTTATCTTCACCCAATTTCAAGAATATGTGCTTTATATCATTGCGATAAACACGTTGTTAAAATGATTGTAGAAAGCGCACAGTTACTTGCAACTGCACATCACGAACATGGCAATGGTCACAATGTTTCTTATAAGCCCACACATGCTAATCACCCAAGTAACGTATGGACACGGTCATCTAAACTTCATTACAATTATGTCTATGATTTAGCCATTGCTTTATGTAAAGAATACACTAAGCGTTATGGCAAAACACATGCAACAGAATTAGTGCTTAGATCTGAATTAAGTACCCCCCCTATTGCAATTACTAATGGCGGTTGGACAAACCCACCACAATGTATGCCTGATGAGTGTAAGCATGATGATACAGTAACAGCATATCGCCGTTATTATAGACATAAACAAAATCTCATGTCCATGAAATGGTATCAAGACAATGCATATGCCCCTAATTGGATGTACGTATGAGTAAATGGGATCAACGATATCTAGATCTTGCTAAGTTTATTTCAACTTGGTCCAAAGACCCTAGTACTAAATGCGGTGCTGTGATTACTGACAAATATAATCGAATTATAAGTACTGGGTTTAACGGCTTTCCTCAAGGAATTCAAGATGATGAAAGACTAAAAGATAGAAATACTAAATATGAAATGATTGTGCATGCTGAGCAAAATTCTATTTTGTTTGCTAAACAAGATCTTCATGGCTGTTCAATTTATACTTGGCCTTATCAACCTTGTTCTGTCTGTGCTGCTGTAATTGTTCAGTCAGGCATACAAAGAGTTATTTCCCCTCAGATCTCTGCAAAACGATGGGAGCAGTCTTTTAAATTAGCAAATATCATGTTTAAAGAAGCAAACGTAGAAACTTTATACTTAGGACAAAAATTATGAACTTAACTTTAACTGCTCTTATTGAGCAACTTGTAGATGTAAAACAAAAACGCACTGATATTGCTACTCAAGATAGCGAGTTATCTAAACAAGCAGCTGCATTAGAAGCAGACATTATGCATCTTATGTCAGAAGTTGGCACAACAAAAGCAGCTACTGAATCAGGTCATTCAGTATCGATGTCTAAAAAGACAGTACCCGTGATTAATGACTGGGATGCTTTTTACAATTATGTACAAGAAACAAAGAGTTTTGACTTACTCCATAAACGTTTAAGCACTACAGCGTTTAAGGATCGAGCAGAAAATGGTGAACAAATCCCCGGGTCCACCATTACAGAATTATGGGGAATTACTTTAACTAAGTCACGTAAATAAGGAATTCAAAATGGCTAAAAACGAAATTGTTACATTCGAATCAGAACTTGCAATGTTAGCAGAGCAAGGTATTCAAGCAGAGAAAAGTTCTGCTGGAATTTCATTTATTACTACAAGTGGTGGAGTCATGAAGTACCGTGATAATCCAATTGCTGGTAATTCACTAGAAGTCATTGTGTTGTCATCACCTGTTGAGCGGTTGTATTACACATCAAGGTATGACCCTACCAACAATGCACCACCTAGTTGTTTTGCACTAGGCTCTACAATTACAGGGTTAAAGCCTAGTCATTTGTCTGATTCTCCACAATCAGAGTTGTGTGAAACTTGCCCTAAAAATCAATGGGGTAGTGCTACGAATGGCGGCAAAGGCAAGGCTTGTAGTGAAAAGCGTCGGCTATTTTTAATGACTGCAGACTCTGCTGACAGTGCCAATGCAGTAAGTCTAGGTGAAGTGGCAGCACTTCGTATTCCAGTCACTAGTGTAAAAGGATACTCTACGTATGTTCAAACAGTTGCTTCAACAGTTAAACGCCCATTGGCAGCAGTGGTTACTAAAGTATCACTTGTACCAGACCCAAAGACTCAGTTCAAGATTGTCTTTTCATTCGTCAAGACTATTGAAGACATTGAGATCATTAAGGCGTTAATTGCAAGAGGCGAAAAAGAAACACTAAATGCAATGAACAACCCTGAAGTAGACGACACAGAAGCTCCTGTAACCTCTAACAAATACTAAGGAACCGTCATGCCTACAAGACAAGAACTAATACTACAGTTTATGCTTCAATTGGCTGCAAATGCATCTATTCAGGTAACAGATGCGCAGTATGTATACAGAGTTGCTTCTGACCTTGCAGATCACTATATTGGAATACAAGGCTAATGACTGATCCTATCTTTTTAGATTTTGAAACAGAAGCCATTGGGCCTAGACCAGAGCAATACCCGCCTAAGCCTGTTGGTTTGGCTGTTTTAGATCGAACAGGTCAATTTAAATCAGGTTATTACTCGTTTTGTCATGATTCGGGTAATAACACTTCTTATACTGTTGTTCGTGATCTTTTAATTCGAATATGGGAGAGCGGTAGACATGTTTGCTTTCATAATACTATGTTTGATATGTCGGTTATTATTGAACAGTTTAATCTCGATTTCCCTCATCCTAGCAGGGTTCACGATACTCTTGTACTTGCTTTTCTTCATGACCCTTATATTAGAAGCTTATCACTAAAAGAACTTTGTGTTGAGTGGCTAAACATTCAACCCGAAGAGCGTGACCAATTGTTTGAATGGCTAGTTGCTCACATACCTGAAGTTGCTAAGAAGCCAAAAAGTGCTGGTGCCTACATTGCTCGTGGCCCTGCAAACCTTGTAGGAATGTATGCAATGGCCGACGTTGAATTAACAGCTAAGCTATGGGATTACACCAAGGTTGTTAGAGAAACAATGCCTGAGGCCTATCTCCGTGAGATAGAGCTAATGCCAGTATTATTAGAGAACTCTAAATTAGGAGTTCGTGTTGATCGTGAAGGATTACAAGCATGTCTCGATAAAGCAAAAGCAGATATTTTGCAATGCGAGACGTGGTTGAATAAATACTTTAATGACGACACTATTAACTATAACTCTGGCGCTCAGCTTGTTCAAGTCATTCAAGCTAAAGGTTGCTATAACAAGGACAAAAAATGGCCAACGAGTGATAAAGGTACGCCTCTGTCAGATAAAGATACACTTGCAGATCTAGTCACTGATACTGAACTATCTTCAGTTCTACGTCATCGTGATGTGCTATCTAAATTAACAGGGACTTACATAGAGCCATGGCTAGAGCAATCACGATTATCAGGCCGTATATATACTGAGTGGAATACAGTAAGAGGTGAGGCGGGAGGTACACGAACAGGACGTTTATCATCAAAGCCTACATTGCAAACTATGCCTACACGAGGGCCAAAGACACCACTACCCTCAGAAATTCATGATCTCATTATACCTAAAGTCCGACAATACATTCTACCTGATGAAGGGCATAGTATGATTGCTGCTGACTTTAATGCTCAGGAACTTAGATTATTTGCGCATTTTGAGGATGGAAAACTTAAAGAGCAATATTTAAAAGACCCTAAGGCCGATCTTCACACATTTAGTAAGAACATGATGAGTGAAAAGGTAGGTCGTGATATTCCAAGAGATTACGTGAAAACACTCTCATTCGGAATCTTATATGGCGCAGGGCCTAAGAAGTTGAGTGAAATGTTACGAATTCCCTATGATGAAGCTAGAGAGCTTGTTGATCTGTATAAAACAGAGGTGGCAACAGGCTTACCTAAAATCAATGACGACTTAATGACTCGATATAGAATGAAGATGCCATTTAAAACCATTGGTGGTCGACTAATTAAAGGTGAACCGCCTAAGATTATTCACGGTAGAATGATGGAGTTTGGGTTTAAGTCTTTAAATACGCTTATTCAAGGCAGTGGTGCTGATATGACAAAGAAAGCAATGATTGATTTTGCTAAAATAGCAGACAGATCAAGGCTTTTATTGTCCTTGCATGATGAGATAGTGATTTCATGCGAAAAAGGCTATGAAGAACGTGAAGCAAAGAAGTTAGAAGATTGTATGATGTATGCATTTAAACTTGATGTACCTTTTATTGCAGAAGCAGTAATCGGAAATAACTTTAGCGAGGTGAAATAATGGTTAAAAAAGTACCAAACAGTGAAATAGAAGCATACATAGGGCATCGTGATGTTGAAGCAAATCAACTCAATAAAGAAATTGCTAAAGTAAGAGAAGGTGCTGATGCGCCGCTTACTGAGCAAATTTACGGAGAAACAAAGTCTTATATGGGCGATGCTAAACAAGCATTGTTTGTATCGAACGGTGAAATACGCCCTGATGATGACCCATTGATTGAGTTTATTGAAGCATATCAACCTGCTGTAATGGTGGATAGGCAGAAGTTTTATAAAAAACTACTTGATGTATTGGAGGGTTGGAAATGATTAAGCACCCTATAAAACAAAGGCTTGAGGAATTGGCAAATGGCGAGGTATTTAGAGTTGTCCCTCTTGCTATGGTTTACGAATGTGAAAAAGATAAAGCAGATGAAATTTTACATTTTGCTAAATGGTTTGTGGATTGCATACAACAAATGTGTGACGTATATGAAAGAGTTCCTTTTGAAATTATGCCTCATGATGAGGATGTAAAAATGGTAAAAATTAGGGGGCGTTATGCTTTTAGTGATACCACGGTTATTGAAAAGCCTAAAAGAATTCCGATAGATATGGCATATTATGAAATTGCTTATGGTGGTAAAGCCACACAACTTAATGGCATTTATACATTAATTGAACTAGAAAGCATTGTTGAAAAACTTAAAATGGAAGATAAAAATGACTGAAATGAGCGATTTTCAAAAACAGTTTATGGCTAAGGGTGTAGGCAATACTCTGTTCACTCAAAAAGAGTTTGACGATGCTTTGGCTTTAGCGCAAGCTGAAATCATGGCAATGGCAATTGAAGCATCTAAAACTGCGGTGATGATTGAGCGTGAGGCTTGTGCAAAGATTGTAGATGAATCTTATGCAACAACTAAGCCAAATGAACCTATTTCTGCTGATTGGTTGTTAACTTTATCTGAAGCAATTCGTAACCGTATACCAAGTCAGAGGAACTAAATGATCTATTCTTATTCCTCTGTCAAAATGTATGAGCAATGTCCTCGTAAGTTTAAATTTAGCAAAATAGATAAGCTACCTGATTCGTCAGGTGAAGCTGCTAATCGAGGCAAAATCATACATGCTGAGATTGAAGCATTGTTAAACGGAGGACTTCCTGTCTTTTCTGATGAAGTATTCTATTTAGAAGATAAACTCTCAAAATGGATAAACCTTAAAGCAGCATCTGAAATGTCAATTGCAGTTGATGATAATTTCAATGCTGTTATGTATTCTGACCCTACTGCAAAGTTTCGTGGTGTAATTGATTTGTATTATGAACAAGGTCCTGAAGCCACTATTATTGACTTTAAGACAGGTAAACATCGTGATTATTCAGACCAAGTTACTGTATATGCAGCAATGGTCATGTCATGTAAACCGCATATTGATTATGTTAAAACAGCAATCGAGTTTATTGATCTTGCAAAAACAGATGAGTATAAACTAATTACTCGTTCCGATCTTCCTATGCTTCAATTGCAACTTAAAAATCGATTAAAAGCTGTAGAAAAAGATAAAATCTATGCGCCTAATCCTTCATACTTATGCAACTATTGTCATTATAGAAAGAATAACGGTGGGCCATGTCGCTGGTAAAACCTGTTTTAGAACGCGACCTTGAAAGATTCTTTACTAAAGAATGTAAACGTCTTAAGATAACATCGATTAAATTGCATCTTAGATTCAGTACAGGGTACCCTGATCGATTAGTAATACTACCTTTTAATAAAGTGCTATGGGTAGAGCTTAAAACGTTAACAGGTAAATTATCAGAAAGACAAAAACAAGTTCATTTTCAATTACAGCTGCACCATCATTGTGTCCTTGTACTAAGAACAAAAGAGGAGATTACATATGCTTTGGAAACCGCATCAATACCAGCATAATGCAGTACAATTTATGCTTGAAAATGGCTCAGGTCAGTTATGGTTAGAACCTGGTCTAGGAAAGACTAGTATTACGCTTGAAGCAATTCGCCAATTAAAAGACTCAGGCGCAATTAAAAAAGTATTGATTGTTGCCCCATTAAGACCTTGTTATGCAGTCTGGCCTGATGAAGTCACTAAGTGGGATAACTTTAATGAACTTACAATTAGTGTTCTTCATGGGCCAAATAAAGATAAAACGCTACATGATAAATCATTAATCCACGTCATTAATTTCGAAGGGCTACAATGGTTATCGGCAACATTGAGAAAGATGAACGTTAAACTTCCTTATGACATGTTGGTGGTTGATGAAATAAGTTATTTAAAGAACACCAGGACCCAAAGATTCAAGTCCTTAAATCCATTACTTGATCAGTTTAAAAGACGCTTTGGTTTAACAGGCTCACCAGCACCGAATGGATTAATGGACATATTTGGTCCGCAATTAGTGATTGATCGTGGCGCTACATTTGGCAAGTACATTACGCACTTTAGATCAAATTATTTTTACCCAACAGGCTATGGAGGCTATACTTGGGCATTACAATCAGATGCAGAAGAAAAGATTTATGAAGCACTTGCAGGTAAAGTTCTTAGAATGGCTGCAAAAGATTATTTAGATCTTCCTGAGCTAATCACAAATAAAGTGTACGTCGACCTGCCACCTGATGCAAGAAAGATGTACAAAGAGCTTGAAGATAAGCTACTTACAGACATAGATAGCGGTCAAGTAACGGCAGCAACGGCTGCAGTAGCTGTCGGCAAATGCCAACAAATGGCAAATGGAAGTGTTTACTTGGACGGAGAAGAGCGTGAAGTGAGAGAGCTACATACCGAAAAGATAGACGCAGTTCGTGATATCGTAGAAGAATTATCAGGTCAACCCTGTTTGATTGGTTATTACTTTAAACATGATCTTGTTGCACTTCAAAAAATATTCCCTAATGCGCCTGTGATTGGATCAGGTGTTTCAGGAGATAAGCTAACTAAGATTATTAATGTGTGGAATTCAGGAAAAACCCCTGTACTTCTTGCACACCCACAGTCGGCAGGACATGGTCTTAATTTGCAAGGTGCAGGTCATGCTGTGATCTGGTTTAGTAATACATGGTCATTAGAAATTTATGAACAATTTGTAAGACGTTTATGGAGACAAGGGCAGCGTAATAACATTATTGTGCATCAGATTATTGCACGTAAAACGATCGATGAAGCAATTGTCGCTGCAATCGAGTCTAAAGACAAGACACAACAAAGTTTAATGAACGCGATTAAAAATTATGCAGCTATTTCACATGATGAAAGTAAAGTGTTTACTTTAATTAAAAAATGTGGTACTATGTTTATGTAGTACAAAGTAGTATATTTCTTAATTCTTAAATAAGGATAAACATGAAAGACCCTTACATCTATATTGCCGGTCCGTTCTTTAATCAGTACGAGACAGGCATTATTAATCGTATTAAATACATACTTGATACTTATAGGTATGAGTACTTTAGCCCGAAAGACATGCTAATGTTTAAGCCAGGCGTTACGACCCCTGAAGATATTCTTAGAGCTAATGTAAATGGGCTAATGAAAGCAGACTTATTGGTTTGTGTTACCGACGGTAAAGACCCTGGGACAATGTTCGAGGCAGGCTGGGCATTTGCTAAAGGCTTACCTATTATCTATATATGGCTCACAGGAACAAAGGGACAGAAGTTCAACGTGATGTTAGCAGCAACAGGTTCAGTGGTTAGATCACTTGACCAATTATGTAAAGCGCTTGATGATATTAGAGACACAGCACAGTTTAGTCATAAAAACTGGAGTGATGAGGAAATTCAGTATGAATGAACAAGATCAAGACTTCTTTATTCGCAGTTATTCTCTAGAATACACAAAACGTTATTCAATGAAACCTGTTGTTCATCAAGAATCTGTAGCTACTCACAGTTATTTCGTAGCTCTTGGTGTGTTAATGATGTCAAAAGATTATGAATTTGATGTCGGATTAGCAGTAAAGATTGCATTGTGTCATGATCTTGCAGAGATGGAGATCTCTGATGTCAATCATTTGGTCAAAAAGAACTTCCCAGGTGTGGCAATTGCTTTAAAACTAGCAGAAGATGACATCGTAATGAACTTCCCTGACCAAGTAAAAGAGTATTGCCATCTATACCATGGGGATACACCAGAAGCATTGGTGGTTCATTACTGTGATGCTTTACAATGTTACCAGTATGCAATGACAGAAATCAATATGGGTAATCGTGGTTATATGGTTGATGTCAAAGACAATAGCTTAACACGAATGGCAAAATTAGCAACTAAACTGGAAGCATATAAAGTATGACAACAACTGATGATATTCTTGAAGAACGTGGAAATATCTATGGCGATTTCAATGAAGGTATTATGCTTGAAACGATTATTCTTGAGTCAATTAAGTATCGATATCAAGAACACCATGGTAAGCAAATGCCCCCTGAGTTCATTGTGTACATCTCTAAAATTGCAATGAAATTATCAAGATTGTCAATTACCCCTCATCACATAGATAGCTGGACCGATATTGCCGGATATGCAAGACTTGTTGAATTACACTTAAAGAAAGAAGAAAATGCCAAAAGTAACTAAAGATCAAATGCCACACTTACAAAAGATGCATACCGAGTTAAAGTTCGGTAAAAACCCTGGCCCATTAGAGTTTGTCAACCAATTAGAAGCAATTGATGTCAAGATTGTACATGCGCCTACAATTCCTGAGTTTCGTAAGACAATCTCTGTGTTTCTAATGAACACATGGAACGATAAGATTCAATGGAATTTTCCTGACCCAGACATAGATCAGACCATTGACGAGTTGTTTCGTTATGAGTTACTACCCACCGCGATGGAAACGATCAATCTGACGTGGTCCGTAAATGGTATGGATATGATCGACACTACACATCTGATACGTCACAGACTATTTAGCTTTGCTGCACAAGTGCATGGTGATAGAGATATGCGAGATGATCGTGTCATGGTAAAACCCTCGATCATGGCTAACCCTGAATTTTTTGAACGCTATAGAAAGATTACACAAGATGCTAGACAACTTTATATCGATATGCTTGATAGTGGCGCTGTGCACGGTCTCGATACCCGTACTATTATGCCTCGTAACTTTGAGCATTTTTACATGGTTCGCTGTACTATTAAGGACCTTATTGGTTATTGTGTTATGCGCGGTGATGAGCAAATTCAAACCACGGTAGACAATGTCATTGCGATGAAGCTATGGTTGGAAGTATTAAAGATATATCCATTCCTTAAGGGGTTGGTTGACTTTAGAAAGCCTGATACTTTCTATCAACGGCAATCTGCCAAAGGTAAAACCAACATCTTTCCGCCTAATGCAAAGAATGACAATTTTGACTGGTGCGAAGAGCAGTTTTATCATACAACATGCAGAGATGATTACCCAGGCGGCGATGTCTACTTAAAAATTAGAGAAGACTTGTTAAAACAAATGGATGCAATAGAAAAAAGGCATGTACATGAATGATCGATGGTCAGTATGTCATCATGAGCTAAGTAAAAAGTCTCATCATCAACGACGTGAGTTGTATCTTGATTTCTGTAAGCTGCACCCTAAGCTTACAGAAAGAGTGAAGAATGCTTTGTATATTGTAGTAGTGAATTTAGAAACACAAAGCTTAACTGCAGAGATGTCAGGTCTTCCTAAACAAGTTATTAATCGAGCAGTTCGTAAGTTTAGAAACTATTACTTTAATTACTTGTATTTTTCCTGATATTACTTTAGCTTATCTTTAAGATATTCATATCCTTCATAGCCAAGATATGGGACTTGAGATGCAAGACCTACCCCTCTTGCAATAGGGTGAGGTATTGTTCCAACCATACCGCCTAGACCACTTAGCATTTCAAGTCCGCCTTTTAGTTTTTTGCCTTTGTTCCAATGTTCGAGACCTTCTAGTGTTTGCATACTGCTTAATGCACCGCCTGCAGCAGGTAGAAGATGTTTTACTACTGGCGTACGATTTACCCATTGGTTTGCAGCATTTAGTGCGCCTAAGGTAGGCTCTACTCCTGGGATTCTGTTCAGTGCTTGCCCAATTCTACCAGGGCTAGGCGTTAAGTCTTTTAGTTTTCCTTGTGCTTTTAGATATTCTATTTCAACATTTGAAAGTGCTTTAGTAGCCTCTCTATACCCTTCAGGGTTTGATTTTTTTAGTTTTTCAAGCTGATCTGCAAGAGATTTTGTAGTTAGCATTTGTGCATCGTATTCTGCTTTTGCAAGATCAAATGCTTTTTTAGCTAATCGCTGTTCGCCTGGTGTGATGCCTTTTTGGGGCGGTACGAACAATTGATTTTCGAGATTTCCTTTAAGTCTATAGTCGCCATAGCCTAGACCTTTTGTTTTTTCTGCTAAAAGTCTATTTCTCTCTGCCACATCACCTGCGCCTGTGCCGTGCTTACCTGTTGTCATGTCAGTAGCTTCTAATACCATTTTATGCGGTATTTCATCACCTGGCATCACAGCAGTGTAGTTATATGTGCCTGATGCGCCTGGGACTTTACGCTCTCCAAAATCTAATGCATCAAGCATCTCTGCTCTATGTCTAGCTTCATTTAGTTTTTGCTCTAAAGTTTTTAGCTCACTTAAACGATCTGCGTAAGTTGCTTCTAATTGACCTACACTACTTGCATGCGTAGCATTAATAGTATCTAGATTCGACTGAATAGCATTCTTATCTATGCCTACGTCAGTAAATGCCGACTGTGCTGCTTTAAACTCAGGCGTTAGCTCATAAGGCTTTGTGCCGTATTTAGAAAGAGCAGTGCCCATTCCAGCGCCTACAGCTGCAGGCGCTATTTGGTTAATGATAGCAGGTCCGATCTCTACAGAGGCTTTAGGCTCATTTTTTTCTGTAGTGCCTAGATCTATATTAGCATAAGGTGAACTTGATGACTCAGACCCTGCAGATTGATCAGTTGGCAGATTATTAAGGATCCCTTCATAAGCAGTACCACTGAACTGTGTGTTTTGATCTTCTTTTGCCATATTTATTCCTTATTTAAACGCTTCTTGAACTCTTCTCAGTGCTGATGCATGTCTTCCTGGAAGATCTTTTAGGTATGTGTCGCTAAGCAAAAAGTCTTTCGGGTCTAAAATTTTGTTTTGCTTATGCGCTTCTCTTTGATACTTAATCCATTCATCCTGAGTATCAAGAAGTGATGCATTATCTACCTGTCGTCTTAGTGCCCAACCACCAATATATTTTGGCAGGTCGTTCATATTTGCATTCATTGCGCTTAACTGCTGATCTTGATAGTTCGTTACACGTGATCCGCCAAACGCAGCAGTCTTGTTTGCAATAATGTTATTAATCACTTGCTGTGAAATAATATTCCTTGCTCTCTCTGCTACTACTTTTTGGTCGCCTGTTAAGTTAAGATTTTGATACACTTTTTCAAATGGAACACCAATATGCGCATTTAAGTTTTGTACACTTAAATTAATCCCTCTATTTAGCATATCGCCTGCTACTTTAGTTGCGGCTTCTGCATAACTTTCGCCGCCTTGAAGCTGTAAAGGTGCAAAGATCTTGTTAGCATCAGGTCTTTTTGAAATATCTCTTAACTCATTAAGATCAGTATTCGACACAACTAATGAGTCTCTATTAATTTTATTCAGACCTGAAGCAACTTCAGCAATGTCTTTTATGCCAGGCTCTTCTATCTTTTTCTTTCTTTCTGCAAAGTCTTTAGGCGTTTCATCTAATCGTTGTCTAATGCCAGATGATGGTGCATATTTCTGTTGAGTAGTTGTTTGTTCTGTTGCAGGCACATTCACGCCTAATGTTCTTAAGAACGGTGCTTGTTTTTCAGGGCTTGTTTCTGCCTTTACTTGCCCAATTGCAAGTGCTTTTCTTGCTTCAGGAGTATTAGGTATTGTTCCGTCTTTGTTAAGTGTAACACCTGCATTACTTAGTTCAGACTTTAGCATGCCAACATACCCTGATAATTCTTTAGTTGCCCCTTTCAACGGGTCACCCGTTACCCAACGGCCTACATAGTTCTCAACTGTAGGTTTTACATCTTTACCTAGTGCTTCGCCTGTTAAATACCGATTTGCTAAATCATCATGAGCTTTTGCCCATTGCTGAGGACTGTCATACTGAGTATACGTCTTACCGTTCCAACCAATACCTGTACCATTGTTTAAATCTGCAGCAACAACACCTGTCGTTGGTTGCTTAACAGCACCTTGAGTTCCAGGTAGAGTAAACCCTAGCTTTGATGCCCAACTGCCCATATTTGACATGAAGTCTGCTTTTTGGTCAGGGCTTAGATTCTCAGTTGCTTTTGTGATATCAATGCCTGAAGCTAACAGCTTAAGAGAATTTTCTACGTCTTTTTGTTGTAGCTCAATTCCTGCTTTTAGTGCTTCGCCATAAGGCTTATAAGTCGCCATTAACCCAACTACCTGTCTAGGATCTGCCATACGCCCTAAACTTGCAGGCAACTCTCCTGTTTCTAGCATACTCACTGCTTCTTTTGGGCCAGTGCCCATAATCTTGCCTAGCATACCCATGCCTTGCTGTTGAAGACCTAATTGATATTCTTGATTTAAGAGCTGTGCTTTTAACATGGCAATACTTGGTGCTTGTTGGTCTCGTGCTTCTTGTTGTCTACCAACTTCTGATGCTGCTCTACCTAATGCCTCACCTGCATTACCTGTTCTGCCTGGGTCTAATAACTGACCTGCTATTGAAAAGTAGTTTGAATTTCTTTGCCCTAGTGATGAGATTAACTTCTCTAATGCACCAGTTTGTCTTGAAATTAAATCAGTTTTAGACAACTCAGGTGAAGACGATGTATTGTCATCACCAGGCTCAATAGCAAATAGACTTAATGGGTTAGTTGCCATAGCTTATTCCTTAATAGTCATTCAAATAACTTACATCAGTTGGGTTGTTGTTAAAATAATCTAAATTAGTAGATTCATTACCTGTTAAACCTGTGTCATATGACGGACCAAACACATTAGAATACGCATCTTTAGTCCCCGTTATTAGTGAGCCTAGACCTTTACCTAAGAGGCCTGATGCACCTTTAATAACTGCACCTGTTTTAGGGTCTGTTGTGTCTGCAGTACCGAATAACGTTTTGCCTAACTCAGTATTACTAATACCTGCGCCAAGTGCGCCTAGTCCTGCAATCTGCTGTAAAGGTGATGCAGAGTATGCACCAGGGATTGGACCTGTATAAGAAGATGATGTGCTAGTTGGCATGGTATAGCCACGAAGAAGTGCAGACTGATTGGTTAATTGCTGCATAGGGTAGTTCTGTTCATTCTGTGCAATCGTCTGTTGTTGACCACCCATTGTAGCCAATGCGTTTACATCTCCAAGACCAAGTGCTTGTGTTTGACCTGCAAGGTTGCCTAATGCATTGGAAGCATTTAATCTATTTGCATAATCTTGTTGTAACGCAGCTTGTTGTTGAGCTGTTATTCCTAATTCAGCATTGGCAATTGTATCTCCAAGAGCAGATGCCCCACGACTAGAACCAAACTGACCACTCCCAACTAAACCAGCCGTTGTTTGTGGGGCTAAGTTTCTACGAATATTAGCTTCTCCAAGGTCACCTACAGCTTGGTATAAATTAGAATTTCCAACACTTCCTGCTAAGTTAATTGCACTCTGAAGTGCTGGTTGATAGTTACCTACGTTTTGGCCGACTTGACTAAATGCTTGGTTTTGTAAATCAGTAGCGCCCACATACTGAGCATTTTGTGCGGCTTGTGCACCTTGCTGAGCTATTTGATTTAAATAGTCGGTGTAGAACTGAGGAGCAGCAGTTGCCTGCGACTGCGTGGTCGTAATGTTTGGAAGTGCAGAGCCTTGAGTAAAAGAACCACTTGAAGGTGAACCTGCAACAGCTCCTGTACTTGGAATGGCAGGTGAGTTAGCCACTGATGTTACGCCATACTGACTTAATGGGTTAGTTGCCATATTTGTAGGCGCTGTGTTTGTCATATCAAATGCGTCAGCCATGTTTATCCTTTACTATGCCGTCTAAGGGCTTCTTTCATGTATGCCAACGGTGATGCAGCTGGCGGTATTTTATCACTTGGTGCACTTCTTTTATGCTCTCTTAATGATTCTCTAAAGTGGTCAAGAAGCTTTGCTCCAGCATCGCTACTACCATTTCCGAGTTGAGCCACGGTGTCAGCATCAAATACATACTCACCATCGGCCAACATCGCAGGAATATCATCTGATTGCCCATCGCCTTTTCCTTTCACATAATGACCAGTTGCGCCTGTAATGAACTCAGGGATATGATCATCTTGTTCGTGATGTTGAATACTACCACCTTTTTTATACCCAGGTACATTCCCATTTAATGCCGACAAACCTGATGACATCAATGTACGCGACAAACCAGATGAAGGATTAGAACCACTTTTATCTGAAAGCATTGTTTGCATTAATGATGCGTAAGGGTCGGATTGCTGAGGACTAGATTGCTGAGGACTAGATTGCTGAGGAGATGCTAATGCGGACAAACCGCTCTGAGTTAAGTTTGTATTAGCAAGATGTGGGGCTATTTTAGAAAGTAACTTAGGGTCTAGTTGTTGTAATTGCCGTAAAATTTGAGTATTCGTATTGTACACTGGGGCACCTGCTAATGTTTGACCTGAAATAGGCGTTGGGATATTGCCTGAACCTGTCTGACTCTGTGCTTGACTATTTGAAAGTGCACTCGATTGAATTTGAGCATTTGAAGCATCTGTTGATTGCTTTAATAAAGAAGATTGCACACTATTAATTGCTGCAGTTAAACTAACCCCCATTGCCACTTGTGATGCAACTTGAGCTTTTTGAGCGTCACTTAAATTATTAAGTTTTTCTTCGGTTTGTGCTTGATTTTCAGCAATTGTTTTGTTGGTTGTGTCTAATGTTTGACCTAAACCACCTACTGTACCAGTTAGGTTTGTTAAATCTGTACCTATTCCACCGACAGTTCCTGTAAGATTTGTTAAATCTGTACCTATTCCATTAACAGTCCTACCCAACCCACTCACTGTTCCTGTAAGATTTGTTAAACCCGTGTTTAAGCCATCTATTTGATTATTAATTGGAGTTAAATCAATAGGTGTTGGATTACTTATAGGCTGTTCTACAGGTGTATTATCAGCAACTATATATTCTGGATCTATTGGAGTATTATCAGCAACTTGTGCTGGTGTTGCAGGACCTGTTCCTTGAATCAAGCGAGACAATCCACCACCATCACCTGATGTATTTGGAGGTGGCAACTCAGCCCCTGTTATGTTGTTTATTTGTTCTTCTATAGGCGGATTATATGCAAGTGACTCTTCAGGCTGTTCTACAGGTGTATAATCAGCTATGGAAGACGCTTCTTCAGGGGAAACGCCCACCTCTAACAAGTTCTCGTACTGTTGCTTTGGTGTTAATTCTGAAGGGTTTATTTCTTTACCAATTGAGTCATTAGATGGCTCACCAACTGAAGGATTATATAAACCAATGCCACCAGTTTGGTATCCGCTATCATCAATTGATGGCAACCCCGCTATGGTTGGTACATTTGCACTTGCCAATGGGTAAGATGTTGGATTATTACTAGTATCCGTAGGATTTTGAAAAGCATTAACCAATGCATCAAACATTGCAGTATCAGCTTTTTGTGTAGGCTGTTCTGATGCTAATTGTTTAGCGTCTGACAAACTAGGTAAAGTGTTATATGCTGAGGTTAAGCCTGCACTTGTTAGTGCCCCACCTACTAAATTTTCAGCTAAGTTATTTGTATTGCCTGTTAACGCAGCATTAGTTAAGCCACTTTGAACACTCTTACCTGCAGCTACTAGTGAAGGGTCTAGACCTTGGTATAAATCATTTGTAGCCCCAGATAAACCACCTGTTAAAGCCCCTGTTAATGCACTTTTACTTACATCACCGTTGTTGATTAAAGCACCTGTAGCGCCACCTGCACCACCTCCTGCAAT